ATGCGAACACAATTGTTGTAAATCGTGGGTATCAAAGTGTTTCTGCGACACACATTGAAGGAACCTCAATTGATGTACTAACAGTAGCTGACGATTTATTGGTTGAACCAGATGATGATTTTGGATTTAATGGTAATGTTGAAACTTTCTTCGACTCCAAATCATATAGTCCAACTCAACAGAAAGACATTTAATGAATACAATGACTAACTATGATCCCATTGATAAAGCGTTAAACACAAGTAGTGCTATCGACATCACCCCAAATGCTAAACCTGAAAAGGTTGAGTCTAAAGCAAAGGATGATGTTCAGAAGGACTACGACTATACTCGTGCTAATTTATATTCATTAATTGAAAAGGGTCAAGAGTCATTAAATGGTATTATGGAACTTGCAGGTGAAAGTGCAAGTCCAAGAGCATATGAAGTTGCAGGACAGATTATAAAATCAGTTGCAGATACGACTGATAAGTTAATGGAACTTCAAAAGAAGGTAAAAGAAGTTGATGAAGATAAAAAACAAACACCTAATACAGTAACTAATAATGCATTATTTGTAGGTTCAACTTCTGAATTATCAAAGATGTTAAAACAAGGAATACTAAATAATAAAGAGGATTCCTAGTTCTTATGAGCGATTCTGTTACTATAGAAAATTCTGATGGACAAACTTTTGCAGAAGTAATTGATGTTATTGGTGTGTCTGAAATTAAAAAATCATTTCAACAATCAGTGAAGGAAGGATCACTTCATAAGTGGTTCAAAGGTTCAAAATCAAAAGATGGCAAACCTGGTTGGGTGAATGTTGTCACTGGAGGAACTTGTGCAAGTGATGAAAAAGGTGAAGGAACACCTAAATGTGTTTCTGCATCAAAGCGTGCTAGTATGACAAAAGCAGAAAGACTTTCTGCTGCTCGTAGAAAAAAGAAAGCAGATCCTGGTCAGCAAGCAAAATCTGGTGCTGCAAAACCAACTTATGTTTCAACTGATAAACCAAAAAAGAAAATGAAAGAATCTTATACTGTAACTAATGCTGATAAGAAAGGTAATACTCCAGCATATCAAGGTTACAAAGCAGGGAAGAAAAATGTAAAAACTGGTGAACCAATGTATAAAGCAGCAGATCATATGAAAGAATCACATTATGGTAAATCAGTTAATAAAATTCCTGCTGAGTTAGACAAAGCAGTATCTATGCATAAGAGTCAGGCAAAAAGATTGAGAGACTCTGAGGAAGTTAAAAAAGACGCAGGTAAAGCAGCAAATGCAGTTCCAGCACAACTTGATAAAGCAGTTGCATTACATACAAAACAAGCAAAAACTTTGAGAAAAGCAGGTATTAAAGAAAATATTTCAAACTGGAGAGAAGAGATTAAGAGAGATGAATATGGTGATCCAATTGGTGGTCCAAAGATTTCAAAGAAACAACTTAAGAAAAATCTATCATCAAATACACCTGATGAGCAACATACTACAGCAACAAGTGAAGGATATATTGATCTACCATTAGAAGTTGAAATACCAAATACCGAATCGAAATTTAGATTAGGTCTTATGTTCCGTGAAAGTTTGGAACAAGATAAAGGAATGCTTTTTATATTTGAAGAGGTGGGTCAACATTCATTCCATATGAAAAATACTCGTATACCACTTGATATTGCATTCGTCAGAGAAGATGGAATTGTTGAGAGTATTAAACAATTAACACCTAATAGTGTATTGCCAGTATATTCAGATGGTGAAGTATTATTTGCAATTGAAGCAAATCGTGGTTGGTTTACAGAAAACAATGTAGAAATTGGAGATGAGATAGTTCTAGGAGAAGCAAAAGATAAGAAGGGTAAGGGTAGTGGCACAAAAGATGCTTGTTATCATAAAGTCAAGTCAAGATACTCTGTATGGCCAAGTGCATATGCATCTGGTGCATTGGTTAAGTGTCGTAAAGTAGGTGCTGCAAACTGGGGTAATAAATCAGAATCAGTTGAGATGAAGAATTATCTCGATAAGAAAGCAAAAATGCTGACTAAGAAGAGAGATGCACAATCTGATGCTGCTAAAAACAATCCTCATTTTGATAGTACACAACCCTCACCATCAGGTAGAAATAAGTATGAAGAAGTTGAATTAGATGAAAAGTGTTGGAAAGGTTATAAAAAGAAAGGTATGAAAACTATGTTTGGAAAAAGATATCCAAATTGTGTGAAGGCAGAAGAGTTTTCAAACTGGAGAGAGGAAGTAGGTTATGAGGATAAGGACGACTCAAAAAAGATTGAAGAAGCCAAGAGTCCTGCTTGGCAAAGAAAGGCAGGTAAGAGTGAGTCAGGTGGACTGAATAAAAAAGGTGTTGCATCATATCGTGCTGCGAATCCTGGTTCTAAGTTAAAGACTGCTGTTACAACAAAACCATCTAAATTAAAGAAAGGATCAAAAGCAGCAAATCGTAGAAAATCTTTCTGTAAGAGAATGACAGGTATGAAAAAGAAACTTACCTCCGCAAAAACTGCAAGAGATCCAGATTCAAGAATAAATAAAGCACTTCGTAAGTGGAACTGCTGATAAATTATGACTGATAATGTATACCTTGGTAATCCTAATTTAAAAAGAGCAAATACTCCTCACGAATTTACAGAGGAGCAGATAATAGAGTTTGTCAAGTGTAAAGAAGATCCTGTTTACTTTGCAAGAAATTATATTAAGATTGTATCTCTTGATGAAGGATTGACACAGTTTCATCCTTATGATTTTCAGGAAAAGTTAATTAAAAACTTCCATGATAACCGTTTCAACATATGTAAGATGCCTCGGCAGACGGGTAAATCTACTACATCTGTATCGTATCTTTTACATTATGCTGTTTTTAATGATAGTACAAACATTGGTATCCTTGCTAACAAAGCAGCCACTGCCCGTGATTTATTAGGTAGATTGCAAACTGCATATGAGAATTTACCTAAATGGATGCAGCAAGGTATAATATCTTGGAATAAAGGAAGTTTGGAGTTAGAAAATGGTTCTAAAATACTCGCAGCAAGTACGTCTGCTTCTGCTGTCAGAGGTATGTCTTTCAACATTCTTTTTCTGGACGAGTTTGCCTTTGTTCCTAATCATATTGCTGAGTCATTCTTTGCCTCAGTATATCCTACTATCACTTCTGGTAAAAACACCAAAGTCATAATGGTATCTACCCCTCACGGGATGAATCATTTTTATAGATATTGGCACGATGCAGAGAGAGGAAAGAACGAATATATTCCAACAGATGTTCATTGGTCTGAAGTACCAGGCAGAGATGATGTATGGAAAGAGCAAACAATAGCAAATACATCAGAGCAACAATTCAAAGTTGAGTTTGAATGTGAGTTCTTAGGTTCAATTAACACATTGATTGCACCTTCCATATTGAGAAATATGGTATATGAAACCCCAATTACCAAGAACGCAGGTCTTGATATTTACGAAAAACCAGAAAAAGATCATAATTACATAGTTACAGTTGACGTAGCAAGAGGACTTGGTAATGATTATTCTGCATTTATAGTATTTGATGTTACTCAGTTTCCTTATAAAGTGATTGCTAAGTACAGAAATAATGAAATTAAACCTATGTTATTCCCAAATGTAATACTTGATGTTGCAAAAGGGTATAATAATGCTTATGTTTTGGTTGAAGTAAATGATATTGGAGATCAGGTTGCATCTATTTTGAATTATGATTTAGAATATGAGAATATACTTATGGCGTCGATGAGAGGTCGTAATGGTCAGATAGTTGGTCAAGGATTTTCAGGAAAGAAAACGCAGTTAGGTGTTAGGACAACTGCTGCTGTGAAGAAATTGGGTTGCAGTAACCTGAAAACACTAATTGAAGATCATAAGTTAATCACTTGTGACTACGAAGTTATATCAGAATTAACTACATTTGCACAGAAACATAATTCATTTGAAGCAGAGGAAGGGTGTAATGACGACTTAGCAATGTGTCTTGTTATATTTGCTTGGTTAGTTCAGCAGGATTATTTCAAAGAAATGACTGATAATGATATAAGAAAAAGGATATATGAAGAGCAGAAGAATCAGATTGAACAGGACATGGCACCATTTGGGTTTATTCAAACTGGTTTAGAAGATTCAACCTTTGTTGACAAAGATGGAGATGTATGGCATACTGATGAATACGGTGATCGTTCTTACATGTGGGATTATAGATGATTTCAGCTTTACTTTTCAGTTCTAGTTTTCTTAACTTTGCTTTTTACATATATGCAATTGGATTTGTTGTTGCATTAGTGTTAGAACAAATTGTTAAAAGAATGGATAACGAAAGAAATATCTACATTGTTGAATCAAATCGAAAGTATCTGTGGAGACAAACTTGGATAATCAATATTAATTGGTTTGCATGTAACGTAGGGTTATATTTTATATCAAGAAATATGCAACCAATGGGTGATACTTTCTGGGATGGTGCGTTGTGAATTATGAAATCACAGACAATTTTATTGATACACAAAATTTTCAACAACTAAGCAAACATATCTTATCATCATCAATGCCTTGGTTTTTTCAATACGAAACAACCAGAAATGCAGGCGATGAATCTTTCTTTTCTCATATTTTCTATCAAAATATGAAACCAGTATCTCCACTCTATGATCAAGCCATACATTCAATACTGAAAAATCTTAATGCAGGACTTGTATATAACGTGAGAGGAAATTTATATTATAATACTGGAAAAAAGGAAAAATCTGCAAGACATATAGATGTTGAGTATGATGGAATTGTAGGAAAGACTAGTATTCTTTATATCAATACTAACAATGGGGGAACCAAACTATATCAAAAAGGCAAAAAATCTGTGTTTGTTAACTCTGTTGCTAATAGATTAGTCACTTTTGATTCTGATACAGAACATGAGGCAGTATGGCAAACAGACTCCAAGGTACGTGTAGTAATTAATTTTAATTACGTTATTGAATCTCAGAAAAGTCTCAGTGTGCGATGATTATCTATAATTTAGACGTTGATTCAAGATTAAAAAATATAATTATACAGACAGGTGATAAACAAAACAAAAAAACAGCGGTTAAAGCATTAATGACTGACTGGAATATGAGAGAATATGATGCCTTTGATAATTTAGCAAAATTTATTGAAACAAAGGTTAGTGGTGAAGTATTTGATATATGGGGTGCATTATATAAGAAAAGTCAATATACAGAATCTCATAGTCATAAAAATGTAACTAATACGTTTGTATATTTTATTGATGTTTGTGAAGAATGTGCACCCCTTTTTATAGACGATAAAAAGATAACACCAAAAAATGGTAAATTGTTAATATTTAAAGATGAAGTACACTACACTTCAAAACATAAGTGTGATCATGATAGAATTATCATAGCTGGCAACATTAAATAATACATGTAGACTACATGAAAAAGGATATTTTAATAAATAATTTCAGAAATAATCTGAGATTCGGAGAACAAAGATGCCACTAAATTTAGCATCTCCTGGAATTGTAGTTAGAGAAGTTGACTTAACCGTTGGTCGTGTAGACACAGCATCGGACAAAGTTGGTGCTCTTGTTGGTCCATTTGCCAAAGGAGCAGTTGACCTTCCAATTTTGGTGGAGACAGAGCAAGATTTATTAGATAATTTTGGAAAACCATACTCTGCTGATAAGCATTATGAGTATTGGATGACTGCATCATCATATCTTTCATATGGTGGTCCTCTAAGAGTTGTTAGAGCAGATGACGATGATCTTAAAAATGCTTTTGCTGGAACAGCAGGAAGTATTAAGATCAAAAGCACAGAAGACTATAACGATCTAGGATATGATGGAACAACAATTACTGGAGTAACTGTTGCTGCTAGAAATCCTGGCTCATGGGGAAACGGTTTAAAAGTTGCAATCATAGATGATCTAGCAGATCAAATATTAACTTTCAGTTCACTACCAACAAATATTGCTGTTGGTTATGGTGTAACACAAGGTATTCCAGCAAACACAGTTGTTGCAGGTTCTGGTACAACATCACTTCTAACTGGTTACTTTAAAGGAATAGTTACTGAAGTTGATTCAACCAATAAAAAAGTTTCTGTTAAGATACTAGAGTCAGTAACAAACGCAGGTGTCAGCACAGAAGTAGGATATCAACCAAATGGTATTTACAAGTTTGGAAATACTGCAGTTGCTATTCACACTAATGGACAGTCATCCTCATATACAACAGGAACACCAACTGCTAACACAGATTGGTTTGATTCACAGTCAATACAACTAACAAACTCCTCAATCAACTGGAATAATATTGCAGATCGTCCTGGCACATCATCATTTGCTGCTGCCCGTGACTCAAGGTTTGATGAAGTTCATGTTGTTGTTATAGACGATACTGGTGAGGTAACTGGTAATGCAGGTTCAATTTTAGAGAAGCACTTATCACTTTCAAAAGCAAAAGATGGTGAGTATTCATTAGGATCACCTTCATACTGGAGAAAGTACACTTACAATAATTCAACAAACATATTTGCTGGTGGAGCACCTGCAGGTATCGTTACTACAGCATTTGATGTTGGTGGTACAGATTTTGATCTTAAAACTGATGTGGGTTGGGATCAAAATGCACAAGGTATTAGATTTGCTGGTATCGGTGTAACCACACTAACACTAGCTGGTGGTAAAAACTATGATGGTGGTGCAGACGAAGATGCTACTGGAGCATTCCAAGTAACTTTAGCTGGACTAGCAAATGGTTATTCACTCTTTGAAGATGATAACTTAAACTCAGCAGACTTTATTCTAATGGGTTCTGGTAATCATACTAAAGAAACAGCACAATCATTAGCAAACAAAATTATATCTGTTGCTGAAATAAGAAAAGATGCAGTTGCATTTGTTTCACCAAATAGAGGTGCATTCCTCAGTGACGGAACTGCAGGATCTGTAACAGTCTTTAACGACTCACAGATTACTGATAACGTAATTAGTTTCTTTGCTCCTGTTTCATCTTCATCATTCGCAGTATTTGACAGTACCTACAAATACATGTATGACCGTTTCGCAGACACATTCAGATATGTTCCAATGAATGGAGACATTGCTGGATTATGTGCAAGAAACGATATTAACAACTTCCCTTGGTTCTCACCAGCAGGAACTGCAAGAGGTGCAATACTCAATGCAGTTAAACTAGCATACAACCCATCTCAAACTCAGAGAGACCAGTTGTATTCAAATCGAATAAATCCAATCATATTCTCACCTGGTGGAGGAATAGTTCTCTTCGGTGATAAGACTGGACTTAGCAAATCATCAGCATTTGATAGAATAAACGTTCGTAGATTGTTTATCTTCCTTGAAAATGCAATATCATCTGCTGCAAGAGATCAGATGTTTGAATTCAACGATGAAATCACAAGAACAAACTTTGTGAATATTGTTGAACCGTTCCTCCGTGATGTACAGGCAAAACGAGGAATCTTTGATTTCAGAGTTATCTGTGATGAAACAAATAACACTGCTGCAATCATAGATAATAATGAATTTGTCGCAGACATATTCATTAAACCTGCAAGATCCATTAACTTCATCGGTCTAACCTTCGTTGCTACACGAACAGGTGTATCATTCGAGGAAGTAGTCGGTTCTGTTTAACGAGGTAATTAAAAAAAATGGCAACCCAATTTAATAGACCACCTTTAAGAAGAATCACTGACTTTAAAAGTAAGTTAGTTGGTGGTGGTGCAAGACCGAATCTCTTTGAAGTCGAACTTGCTTTTCCAGAGGAAATTGCAATCGACAATGATGTAAAGGATAAGGCAAGATTCTTAGTTAAGGCAGCTGCATTACCTGCCTCTAACATCACTCCAATTGATGTTAACTTTAGAGGAAGAATCTTAAAAATAGCAGGTGATAGAACATTTGATACTTGGACTATTACAGTTATTAACGATACTGATTTCTCAATTCGTTCTGCTTTTGAAAAGTGGATGAATTCAATCAATAGATTATCTGATGCGACTGG